CTCCAAAAAGAATCTTGCTCCACGATGCGTTCGACGGAATGTCGATCAATCATCATGAAAAGCACGCAAAAATCCTTAAGGCTCAGCGCGCAGAAAATGGGCAATTGTGCCTCTCGTCAGAGTTAGAGATTCTTGCAGAAGACATCAAAGAACTTTCTTCTGTGGCTGATGAGGTTGTCGTAGTCAAGTCGAACCACGATCAATTCTTGGAAAGATATCTTCAAGAAGGTAAGTATGTTGATGATCCGCAGAATCATCGTATTTCTCTTGTTCTAGCGCTTCAGGTGCTGGATAAAAAAGACCCATTAAAATATGCAATAAATGAACTCTGCCTCAAGAACGACAAGAAGATTACCGATAAAGTTAAATGGCTATCAATTGATGATGATTATCGAATTGAAGGTATACAGTGCGGAGCTCATGGACACCTTGGCGCCAATGGTGCGAGAGGTAGTTTAGAGGCTATGGAAAGTGCTTATGGCAATTCCGTGTCAGGACACTCCCATACTCCTCAAATTCTGCGTGGTGCGTGGTGCGTTGGTACTTCTTCGCTTCTTAAGCTAGAATACAACCGTGGAGCATCTTCGTGGCTCCATTCATCTTGTTTAATATATCCGGGCGGTGCAAGGCAGTTAATCAACTGCATTGACGGCAGATGGAAGCTCTAATTATCGGATATTAAATATAGATGTATAATCTGACAATCCAGACACGAGGGTCAGATGAAGGCTTATCTATATTTAGACGTTGAGACAACCGGATTAAGTTCGTCGATAAACGATATCGTGCAATTAGCATGTGTTCCGGTTATAGACGGAAAATGCGGCGTGCCGTTTAATGAGTTTTGCCAACCAGCAAACTGGAATACTATTGATGCTAAATCTATAGAGGTTCACGGCATCACCGTTGAAATGATGAAAGGATTTCAATCGCCCTCTGCGATGTTGGATAAATTTGTTGCATATCTTTCTCAGTTCGGTACGAAATTTGTTATTGCTGGATATAATTCAAACTTTGATAAAGCATTCTTGGGCGCAATTTTTGCTAAAAACGGAAGATCAAACGAGTATTCGAGGTTTTTTCTAAACGAAATACGCGACGTTCATGCCAGAGCTAAGGCAGTTAAAGATAAGTTAACCTCAACAAAACTAAAACTAGTAAATCTTGCCGAAGAGTTTGGCATACAAATCAAGGCGCACGATGCGTTAAGCGATATTCAGGCCACCATTGAGGTAGATAAGAATCTATCTGCAATAATCGGCGAAGACTTCGAAGAGATATCTATCAAAGATGACAAGTTATCTCTTTCTCTTCCTGAGCTTCCTCAGTTGCACCTTCATTCAGAGTACAGCAACACAGATTCCGTGTCTTCCATTGAAGAATGGGTCTATTGGGCAGCATCTAAGGGGGTCAAAGCTATTTCTTTTCCAGACCACAATTGGGCTGCATCTCTTTATAAATCAATCAATGTCAAATCTGTTATAGAAAAAGTAAACAAGACACACAAACTATCTCTAACAGATCAAGATATATCGATAGTTCCTGCTATCAGTATCAATGTCATAGACACCGAAAACGGTCTCAATAAACCATTTAGAATCAACGCATGGGCAGTATCTAATGTTGGTTATAGCAATCTTTTAAAGCTTGCATCCATGGGATGGGACTGCGGCGTAGAGGATTCTGGCATCCCTATCGCTATAATTAAAATAGAAGATGTTCTTGCCCATCAGGAAGGAGTCGTTTTTGGCACAGGATGCGAAAATGGGTTGGTTGGCTCTATTGTCTTGGGCGAAGACGACGAGAAGGTTAAAGCTTCAAAGCTCGATAAGGTTGTCCGACAATTTGATCGAGTCGTATTGGAGTTACTGCCTTTCGACGTCATTAAGTACTTCGACAAAGGCCTCGGCTTTAGGAACTTTTCAAAGACACCGTCTATCCCAGACGGAAACTTGACAAAAGCCATTAATAATCTCATTAAGAATTCAATAGATAATTATGGCTATAGATTCATAATCTCAACTGCTGCTCATTTTATAAAAGAAGAAGATAAGATATTTCAAGACGTAGTATCTAAATCCTCATTTAAAGATAAGCGCTTTTTTTATGATACGCGCTACCAAAGATCGCTTGATGAATGCGCTGCTATACTGCAGCGCCATCTTGGGGATTGGCTTACTTTAGAGCAGATAGATCTCGCCAGGGTCGCAGCTGAAGATATTGCCTCAGCAGCGCAACAAATAAGCATTAAACATGAGTACCATTTACCACGTATTTCTATACCAGATCACATATCCCAAAAGACACAAGAATACGGTAAGCAGCTTTACCTGCTCTTAATGGCAAAGATAAAAGAACATGGTCGCTGGTCGAATGATCCAGAGTATGTTCAGCGCTTTAAAAAAGAATTAGACGTAATTTGGAAGAATTCCAAGCTTAATTTTATCCCATACTTTCTAATGTATGAGGATATTTGCTCCTACGCCAGGTCGCAAGGTATTTTGCAAAATCTAGCTCGTGGCTCTGCGGGCGGATGCTTAATATCTTATTATCTCAAGATAATCCACATCGACCCCATCAAAGAGCATCTGCCCTTCGAAAGGTTCCTATCGCATGCTCGTATTAATGCTGGCAGCTTTCCAGATATAGATCTAGATCTTGGCCAGCGTGGACCGGTGCTAAAGTATTTGGCTAAAAAATATAAAGCTGGTTTTGCTCAAATAGGTACATTTCAACGGTTTAAAACTAAAAATGCTATTAAAGATGCCATGTTTGCTGTTTTTGGTAGAAACAGGGCCGACAAAGAGATCATGGACGTCTGCGACACTATTCCAGATTCGCCTCAAGGTTTGGATGAAGATAAGTTTCTGTATGGATACACGGACTCCGAGGGTGTTGTTCATAAAGGCCACCTAGAGCAAAATGAGACACTTCAGATATTTTTTAAACAATACCCAGAGATTGAGCAGGTAACCAAGAAGTTAATTGGTTTGCCGAAGGGCATGGGTCGCCATGCATCTGCGTTTGTGATATCTACGTTAGACTTATCGTCAGAGCGCGTTCCAACAATGCTTTTCGACGACCCAGACATCGGAAGGGTTGCTGTAACTCAATTTGAGGCCCCAATGGTAGAGAAATCGGGCCTTGTTAAGGCTGATGTGCTTGGTCTTACAACTGTCAAAACACTCGAGAGCGTCGTTTCCTTAATTAAGAATAATGCTGGTGTAGATCTGTTAGAAGAAGATGATAAAGGGGTTCAGCTACTTTACCGCCTTCCTGAAGACAACAAAGTCTATGAAGATTTCTATAAGCGTAAGACAGATTCAGCTTTTCAGTTTAACACAGATCTTATTAAAGGATATATTCAAAAGTTTGCTCCGATAAGAAGACAAGATTTGTCTGACCTTACGGCGCTATGTCGACCTGGTGCACTGGACGTGGAATTTATTCCAGGTGTTTCTGCTACTCAGTTCTATATCGATGTTAGAAACATGGTTAGAGATCCAGAGTACATCCACGAAGACCTAGCTGAAGTTTTATCTGAAACCAATGGCGTTGTTGTCTATCAAGAACAACTTATGTCCATCTTGGTTAAGTTTTGCGGATATTCTCTTGAAGAATCAGATCAGATTCGTTCAGCCATCGCTAAGAAAAAACGCGACGTTATGTTGAAGACGTTCGATAGGATCAGGTCTGAAACCATGAAAAGGGGCTGGACTCTAGATCAGGCTAACAAGCTCTGCGACGTCGTAACCGCATACTCAAACTATTCATTTAACCGTTCTCACTCAAGGGCATATGCAGAGCTTGGATACATTACCATGTATCTGAAACACCATTACCCGCTAGAGTGGTGGGCGGCAGAGCTCAATAATTCAGACGAAAACAAGATACGACATTATGTCACGATCCTGGGTGACAAGATCACGCCTCCTTCGCTTCACGCGCCAGACGACAGGTTTACTATTGTGGGCGATAGGATCGCAGCGCCTCTTTCTGCTGTAAAAGGTTTGGGCCCATCTAGCATTAAGGCAATTATTAGTCGTGGGCCCTATTCTTCTGTCGAAGACTTCATCAGCAAAATGTCGTCCGGCGTAAACTCTTCGCATTTTTGGGCTCTACTTAGAGCCGGTGTGTTCGACGAGATGGCCCCAAGCAGCGTGTCGATACCAGAAGCCCGTAAGCAGTTTGTGACACTATTTAAGTCAACCAAAAAAATAAAGAACGTACCAGAGGAAGTCCTAGATACCTCGCCTCTCAGCATATTCCTTAATCAAAGAGATATTTATAAGTGCTTTAATAAGGCGCTTTTAGCCGATCCACTTATTCGCAATGAGATATCGGCGATGTGGCCTTCTATGCGTGAAACTAAAAGAAAGGATATACCATTAGCATTTGGCACTTCGCCAACTATCCCGGTCATATCGTCGGTTGCTGTTGCTGCAAAACTAATAGACGCTCAAGAAAGATCTGAGTCCACAGATAAGATTAAGGTTGCTATGGTGGGGTTGTTTCAATCGTCTACCCACAGAAGCGGCACCTCAAAACGAGGCAAGCCATGGTCAAAGGTTGACGTCGTTGTATCGGATGGTCTGTCTACTATAGAATGTACTTTCTGGGACCAGAGGCGCGCTTTGAGATTTCCCACAAACACGCTTGTATATGTAATGGGTTATGTAAAAAGAGGGTGGAAGGGATCTCCCTCCCTTGAGGTGTTAGAACTTGAACGCTTAGATCGCTTTGATAATTCAAAGCGCAAACTATCTTAAGTATAAATTGTTTTAATTCGTAAAAGGAGAAAAAATGGACAGCGTATATGTTTTCACGCAGAATCCACCAGAAAATCTCTCTGAAAAAGAGATGGTTTTGTCTAAACCAACATTTCTTGAAGAAATTAAGGCTTGTTCGCGTAGAAAAGGTTTTTCTGCAACTCTAGGACCAAACTATCTAAGAGCTATTGCAGAAGAAATCGGTCGTCGGTATGACAAATATTTTAACGCATACAGGCACGTAGTGCCCCAAGATTTTATGGGACGTGTTGCAGAAACAGATGAGCAAGTTGCAGAAGTGATACACGAGATGTTTCAAGCGCGATACCCCGCCATCTATCAAAGATATTATGAATCCGTCTTAAGATCTAGACCATTTACAACTAAAGTCATCTATTTCACAGGATCTGCAGACGATGTGGCGGTTTTTAAACGTCTCGGTATCGATCAAATTAACGAAAATCAAATTTTAGATCATCTTGGCATTAATAAGTCATTAAAAAAACAAACTCAAAAACTAGAAAAACAACAAAAAGAATTGCCGGTGCCTGAAGTTAAAAAACAAGAAATGGAAAATTTTTCTAAAGAGCTGGAACTTTTAGCATCTCTGGGTGATTCTAATCCCCCTGCCATTAAAGAATCCTATGCAAAAGAAGTTGTCTTGCAAAATAAAAAGCCGCAGCAAGTAAGTCCGCAGCAAGTAAGTCCGCAGCAAGTAAGAATAACCGATCCAAAAACGACACCTGTTAAAGAGCAACTAAAAACAATTCAATCCACAGATCCATTAAAATCTTAGGTTTTTATGCTTTATGTGTTTTATATGGGTATAATTAAATTACCCAATGTTGGGTATTACTGCCTTTTTAGGCAAAGGAGAACTTGTGGCTAAGTCCAATTTGAAACTAAACCTAGATTCTTTGAAAGAGCGCAAGGAATGGAAACGTCACCCTATTAATCAGGGGGAAAACATTTACCGCGTTCTTCCGCCCTTCGGCGAAGGTTCTGATGGATACGCATATCGTAGATGGGTGATTGCATGGCTTGCCGATCCCCAAACTGGCCGCCGGCGTCCCTACGCTTCCCCTAGGTCATTCGCCACAGATAGTGCCTGTCCCGTATCTGAGTATGTCTCTCTTGTTGAGAAGAAAAAAGAAGCACTGGAAGCTTCCCTTAAAAATCGTAACGCTTCTCGCGAAGAAGTTAAAGAGGCTCTTAAGCCATTTACAGATATGCTATGGGCCATTAAGCCTAAGGCTACATACATCTACAATGCCTGCAATAAAGCTGGTGAAGTGGGTCTTCTTGAGCTTAAGAAGACGGCTCATGATGCAATGAAAAAGCAAATGATGCAATATGTGACCGATTACGGTCAAGACCCTACTTCTCTAGAATCCAATCCAGACGATTCTGGTATTTGGTTTAAGATTCGTCGTGAAGGCGAAGGCACGAATACCGAGTATTCGGTCTCTAAGAACCAGACCAAAAAGAAGACCTCTGAGGGCATTGTTTGGGTTGACGATCGCGATCCGCTTCCAACCAACGTCATGGATAATTACGATAGCCTTGGCTACGATTTGACTACTCTTTATAAACGTTATTCTTACGACGAACTTAAAGAAGTACTGATGGCCAATTTGGCAAATCTTTATGCTCAAGCTCCGGAACTCCAAGTTCCAGGTTTTGAGGTTGACGCACCGAAACCTGTAAAAGCCGTTGCCAAAGTTGAAGAAGACGAAGATGTTGAAGACTACAAGGCGCCGATTAAAAAGCCTGTCAATATTCGTTTCGACGACCACGACGACGATGATGAAGAAGCACCTGCACCCAAAAAGCGTCAAGTAGAAGCCACAACTAAAGTAGTTACAAAAGCTACCAGATCGCAATCCGATGACGAGATCTTTGCGTTTGCTGAGTCACTCCTCGATAACTGAGGTGCACCGTGGGTACCGATCTCCAGACTATCGAGTCTAACTTGGATTCGATAGATCTAAAACACATAGCAGCATTTACTCGCAAGCTAGGTGATATCGGTCAAGGTTTCAATAAGATGATGGCTCCCGTGTATCTACGGGAGTTCATCATCGCTTATGACGTATCGTCAGTTATGCATGCAAAGGCCGTTCAGGCAGAGCTGAATGCCAAGACTGCATTAGATACGGCAGAGGCAATTGCTTACCTTGATCGTGCGCCTGATTTCTTTAAAAAGAGAGATGAAAAGCCCACGGTGGAATCTCGCAAGGCATATGTAGCCCTTGATCCAGATGTCCAAAGGGCAAAAGAGATTTATGCACGAGCTCAGGCTCTTTCTCTCTTATTAAAGAATAAAGTTCAAGAATTTAGATTTGCTATCGATGCCGTCAGAAAGCTTTCAGAAGACGGTTATATGACGCCATGGGAAGGCATGAAATAAACACTAAGAAAGGAAACAGATATGAGTGCTAATAAATGGATGTCTAAACTTACTAACGATTTAGGTGTTGCCGCGTCTAAGTTAAAGGTTCAGCAACCAGATCCTATTCCCACCTGGTCGCCATCCTTAAACTGGGCTACCGCGCAGGGAGGGCTTATCCCCGGAAAGATTAATATATTTTATGGTCCAGAGAGCGCCGGTAAGTCGATGTTGGCCATGATGGCGATTGTTGAACTTCAAAGAAGAGACCGAGAAGCACTAGCAATCTGGTTCGATGCTGAATTTTCGTTTAATGCTCAAATGTTTGAGAAGCTGGGCGGTGATCCAGATCGATTGGTGGTCAGAAAATCTAATGATCCAGTTAAGATTTTTGATTACATCGGCGGCGAGATGCTTGAGCTTATTCAAGATGGTGCGCCAATTAAGGCGATCGCCATTGACTCAATCAAATCAATCAGGTATCCCAAGGATGTACGCAAGCAAACAACCGACCAAATCATGGGCGGCAGTGGATCCCAGTACCTCGGTAGTGCCCTCAAGCTCGTTGTTCCTGTTGTTGCAGAGCACAAGTTATTAACCTTGTTTATTCAACAAGTTACGGCCCAAATGGATCCGATGAAGGCCCTTCGTAATCCTTATGTTATCTCAGAAGGCCATGCTCTTAAGCATGCGGCAGATTTAATGCTTGAGATTACCCGTGTTGATTCAAAAAAGGGTGTTATTGAGTCTGGCGAAACAATCACAGGCGCCGCTGCTCAGGTCGGCCATAAGGTTCGTGTTAAGGTCAAGAAAAATCGCATGGGTGCACCTGCTCGTCAAGCAGAATTTACTTTTCACTATGACAAAGGTGTGATCGATACCGCTGGTGAGATATTCGAATTAGCTAAAGCACTCGGTGTTATAAAGCACCCCACGAATCCTGAAACCGGCCGCGAGAATCCACAAATGTGGTGTTTCGGTAACGAGCCACCAATCCGTGGTGAGCAGAACATGAAGAACTATGTTTTTGCTGACAAAGATCTGCAATCAAGAATTCTACGTGCATGTTATGAATACCAAGATGCAAAGATTGAGACTGATGCTCTAGGTTTTGTAGATGATGATCTCGAGGAAGCATTGTGAGCTCGTCTTACGATAAAGAAACATCATTCTGGTTGTATGCGAATGTGGCTTGGCTTTTTACTAAATCCATGAGTAAGATGAGAATCTATCATGGATCAAACTTATCTGAGATATACGATATAGCCATCGTGGTGATGCGGAGGGTTTCCGAGGATGACGCGAAAAGAAACAACATCGAGCAAAAGACTGATAGTTCTCTATTTTCTAGAGTTATCTTTTAGGCTTAAAATATCTCGCAACATAATGCTAGGTCAACCTTGGCTCTTAGGGTGGGTTGATAGACTGCTTACATAAACATACAAAAATTGACTATTAGTTCAAATATATGAGCAAAATACTATTTATCGGCGATCCGCATATACGGCATACTCATCTTAAAGATGGCATTGAGCTGTTCAGATGGATAGAGTCTGTTGTAGAGGTTGAAAAACCAGATCTAGTTGTTAATCTCGGCGATACGCTAGACGATCACTCCGTTCTACACGCTGAAGTTCTGTCTATCGTCAACCAGCATCTCCTACGGCTACGTGAGAACAAAGTACCAGTAGTCATGGTCCTCGGCAACCACGATATGTGGAAGCCAAACTGCAGCAAGTATCATGCTCTTGAGATCTTTAAATCATACAAAGGCGTGCTGGTGGCTGACAAGACCATTACTGCGGATGGAATAACCTACATACCTTATCTTCCTGCATCTTCTAGTTGGCCCGACACCAGCACAGATATCGTTGTGACGCACAACACCTTCATAGGAGCTGACTATGGTCCATCGTGTGCAAAAGACGGTGTCGATGCTACTCAAGTTCAGGCAGACCTTGTTGTGTCTGGACATATCCACAAAAGGCAATCTCTTAAAGAAGGACTTATTGTCTACCCGGGTACTCCGTCGAGTCTTACGGCTTCGGACGCTAACCAGGTTAAAGGCTTAATGATCTTAGATTCGAAAACTTTAGAAATGAGGTTCATAGACTCCCCGTTTCCTATTTGGCGAACTCTCGATGTCTACTTAGATTCCCCTAATCAATTAGAGTTAAATGATAAAGATCGTTGGATAGTAAAACTAATAGGACCGCGGGCAGAGATCAAATCCTTTTTGGAATCTAAAGCCGTCTTAGATCTTAAGAAAAGAGTTCAGGTTTCATTTAAAGCTGAATTTACAGATTCTATTAAGATTAATCGCACGCAAATCTCTGCCCCTACTGTCTACAGCATGGCAGAGCAGTATATCGATAAGGTCTATTCTGGGACAATGGACCGGACTTCTTTAAAAGAAACAGTAAAGAAATACACGGAGCAACAATGAGCAACGATCTATATGAACACGTAGATCAGCACAGATGGCTGCTTAATAATGGCCTGTTTACAGATCAAGCTAAGGATACTTTATATCTCTACGGGGCCATAATTAACAAAAGCATTACAGCAGTAGAAGTATCTGTAAATTCAAACACTAAGGCAGTAAAATACACTGTCTATGCGCCCAGTTCTTTGCTTAAAGATTATAATAGATATCAGGCACTAAAAGGTACCGGTTCGATATTTGATATGTGGAAGCTCAAAAGGCTTCTTAAGCGTCATGGCAACTTAGAATTTTTAAAGATATTGAGCGGTTTTGTAAAAACTTATTGTGGACCCGCTTGGAGCGTAGAGCTTGAGTTAAGAGAAAGTTCAGAGTATGAGGATCAAAGACCCCCATCTAATGATGGTTCAAAGAAAGATAGAGACCCTGTCCCAGGATGAGGATGAGAGACAGGATCTCTGGGTCGCATATTTAGAAGATCCTTATTTTGATTTGTCGTCAAGGTTTATTGAGATAAAGAACAAAAACGACATAAACGATATTGTAATAAACAATCTTATCAACTATTTGCGCTCTCCGCCCACTACTGAAATGCTAGAATTGCTGGACGTTTTTACGGATCTTGAGCGATCGGTGTTAATATTGCTGGTGCTGGGCTTTACAAAAGAGCAGGTTTCCAAGTATAAGATGATCGAGATGTTGCGTTTACAGCAAATGATAAACAACATCTCAACCCATCCTATATGGGAGACTATGCTTGTTAAAAAAGAGGCTTAACGCTGAAGAGCGATACGGATTGAACTTTGATCAGATCCGTGAGGCCGAAAAGTATTTAAAGCAGCATAAAACGGCCGGCGCAATGGGTAAGCAAGAAGCTATGCCGCTTTATGAACTTTTTCTTCTTGGTTACTCGCTAGAGGATCTAGGTCGCAGATTTCCTCAATATCCACTTGGCAAGATTGCACTTACGGCCGCCCTTAATGGTTGGGTAAAGGATCGTGAAAAGTTAGCCAACTCGGTCTACGATCGCATCAGAGCCAGGATAGTTAGATCGACCGTTGAGCAGGTTGAATTCCTTACTGATATGGTGTCAATCTCTACGACAGAGAACATGGAAGAGATGCGCAAGTATCTCCACGATCCTTCAAAGTCGCCTCCTCCATCAATGAGAATAAAAAGCTTAAAAGAATATCAGCAAGTAATAGAGATGCTTGCTAAGGTTGCTGATTCTGTTCGTGCTTTGGCTACACCCGCTCAAACAGAAGAGCCTCAAAAGCTATCCGCACGCTCAAATAAGATAAAAACCCTACCAAAACCTCAAGAAACAGAGGAATCTCTTCTTCTAGCACAATTAGTGCAGGACCCAGAAGATGAGTGAAGAATCTAAACAATGCTCTGTTCCTGGCTGCGTAAAACCGCTTAAGGCCAAGGGTTACTGCGGTAACCATTACAAGAAGTTCATTGAACTCCCTAAAAAACGGGCAGATCAGACTGCTCTTAGTAAGGTAGCAAAACAGCAGCAAGCGTCTCAAAGAATGACAGAGCGTGCTTCTAAGTTTACGTTAGAGCAACTAGAGCGCGTCTTTCTTACGCCGTGCCGCACGGAGGCAGATTTAAAGAACTACATAAAATATTTCTTTAATCTACAGCTTCCAGACTGCAAGGTTTCTAGATACGCAGATACCACTCCATTTCATGCAATTTGGGACGTTTATAATATTTGCGTAAACAGCAACAATCCAGAAAACGTTCAAGAATTACTGTATGTTGCGGGTCGAGGATCGGGCAAGACCCTTGGCATGGCTATTGCCGAACTTCTAGTTCTTCTTCATGATCAGCGAGATGTTGTGCACGTAGGTGCAATTCTTTCTCAAGCTAAACGGTGTTACGAGTACCAGCAGAAGTTCTTGATGTCAGATAGAATTAAGCCACTAGTGCTGCCTCCTAAAACTCAAGAAACAGACCGGATCTTAGAAAAGTCTACGATGGAGAAGTCTGTTTTCAATGTATCAAGCGAAAAGATCACTCTTGAGGTTCTTCCGTGCACGATGCGTGCACTCAACGGACCTCACGTTCCTCTGGTTGTTGTTGACGAGATTGATACGGTTTCTGGTGAGGCTGTTAAAGCATACAAAGAGATTTCTGGTATGCTTGACTCAAAGCGAGGAAAGAAACCTCTTAGGGTTGGTATCTCTACTCGTAAGTCTAGATACGGTCTGATGAACCAGGCAATCGAGAACGCAGAGAAGCAAGGGCGTCATGTTCGTCGCTGGACAGCGTTTGAGTTCACCGAAAGATGCCCAGACTCAAGATCTGGAGTAGATAAGCAAACATACTACATCGACCAGCAGTCGTTCGATGTCCGTCTTCCTTTAGACTATGCAAAACTTGGCGATCAAAAGAAAAAAGATTACGCCGCGTACGAGATGTATTCTGGTTGCTATAAGTGCCCCCTTGCCCCGATATGCCTTGGGGATGCAAAAAATCAGACGTCAACTTCGCCTATGCTTAAGTCTATTGACGAGCTTTCGCAAAAGATCTTGTCCGAAGGCCCAGATTGGGCAATGTCTCAGTTGATGAACCTCAAGCCCTCTGTAGAGGGAATTGTTTTTAAAGAGTTCGACGAGCGCACTCACGTAAAGACGTGGAACCAGATGTGGCACATACTCACAGGAAAGGAGTTTCCTGGCGAGTGCAATCACGATATATTCGTCAAGAAGTGCTTGAATATGGGGCTACCAGCGTATTCCGGTATTGACTGGGGGTGGTCAAATCCGCATACGTTAGTTACTTTCTTTGTTGACTCAAAAGAAAACATATATATTGTTCGCTGCGACGGCATGACATATATTTCAAGACCCGCCTGGATGCATCACGTGAAAAACAAATGGCACCAAGTGTATCGCACGCAGCTCTATTTTCCTGATCAAGCAGATCCAGGCGATGCTGTTGAAATGCGTAAACTAGGCCTACCTACTTCAACGAATACAGATAAGGGTCAAGTTAACACCGGCATTCAAGTTATTAAGAAGTGGTTAAAAGTACCAGGCGCCGGAGAACCAAAGATCTTCTTAGCTCAAGAGACGTGCCAGCCTCTGATAAAAGAATTTCAGCTCTATCATTACAAGGTCGATGCTGCGGGTATGATAACCGATGACCCAGACACCGAACATGATCACTGGATCGACGCGTTAAGATATGCCGTAACCAACTTATTCGGCAAGGGTGCAGTAATATTGTCTTCTGCAGGACTAGACGTTGATATGACTAAATTAGTTGACTCAACGGGAAGCTTTTTTAAACCACCCACGCCAGAAGAATACGCTAAGGTTAACAATATTCCGTTTAATCCGGAGGTTAATCTCGACAAGATGGGTAAAATAGGAAGGCTATCTGAAATAGAAGACGATGAAGAGCAGGGTGCTGACGGCGGCTTCATATGGCAGTTCTGATCGTATAATAAGACCACCTTAAGGCCGGAGACAAAGATGTCTTGGATTGAAGATATTAAAAAAGCAGTTACCGAATCTCTTCGTAAAGATATCGAAGATCTGACCAAATCAGATGGCGATAAACTCCCTGACTCTCTACAGGAACAAAACCGGTCACAAGATTCGCAAGATTTAGTTGGTAGCCGCGCTATCCTAACAGACCCGTATTATGATCACGCGGCGCATAATTATTTTCTTTCTAAATCAAAGATCTCCCGCATCGCAAACCGTACGTTGAGAGAAATCTCAATGCGCGACTGGCTCGTTAATGCCATCCTGCAAATCAGATGTGATACTGTCCTTCGCTTCTCCCGACCACAAGAGAAGAAGTATGACATGGGTTATCGTTTCGTAAAGGTTAATCACCACGAGCCGATGACGCAGGAAGATATCGAAAACATCCGCATGCTGGAAGAGTACGTGTACCATTGTGGTCGCACCGACGGCACCCCGCGTGGCGAAGAGATGCTCTTTGGAGAGTTTCTTAAACTAATTACGTGGGATGCGCTTACGTTTGGTCATATCGCAACAGAAAAAGTTTTAACCCGAAAAGGATCGCTCCATAGATTCCGTCCGCTTCCTGCCGAGACGGTTTATAGGGTAAACCCAAACGTTTCAAAAGATACCGTTGAGAACCAGGCCAAAATAGCTCTTGAGCTTTATCATAAAAAGCGCTCTGACAACGATCCCCGCGGGGATGGTCAGATTAACAACCCGGACTCGGAATATCTTAAATACGTCCAGCAAACAATGGACATGCGCGTCATCAACGTCTTTGGCGATGAAGACATGGTATTTAAGTTGTTCAATCCAAAGAATTTTGCCGACTCTAACGGATATGCGATATCGATGGTTGAGCAAGCTGTGATCATGATCACCAACCATCTTAATGTTGAGTCATACAATGCAAATTACTTTACGCACGGATATGCAGCTCGAGGTATCTTGCACCTCAAAGGAACTGTTACTCAAAACACTCTCGCGTCTTTCCGTCGTCAGTTCTACAACACTATTTCTGGCTCGAACAACGCTTGGCGCACTCCGATTGTCGCAGGTCTCGACGACGTTCAATGGATACCGATGTCAGGATCTGCACGCGAGATGGAGTACATCAACTTCAACTCCCACGTCATGCGATCAATTTGCGCACAATTTCAGATCGATCCCATTGAAGTCGGTCTAGATTACTTAACTACAGCCAACGGTCGCGCAGCTGCGCAAGCAAAAGAATCTGGACAATTTAAGATCACGTATTCTCGTGAACGCGGTCTCTTGCCGATCCTTTACTTTATTGAAGACCTAATCAACCAAGACATTGTTCCTGCGTTAGATAAAGAACTCGCATCTAAATATAAGTTTAAATTTGTCGGATACACAGACGATACAGCCCAGACGGACATTTCGCTGCGTCAAGCACAAATGACCGTATTTTCTTCGATGAACGATCTTCTAAAAAATGAGGATCGTAAACCCATTGACCATCCAATTGCAGATCTGCCACTTAATCAGGCTTTCTGGGGTCTCGTCGATAAGATGATGACTAAGGGCGAGCAGAGGGAAGTATTCCTTGGCGACAAGGGTGCAACAGAGCGAGATGAACTCAAGTATCTTCCTGGCGATCCAATGTTCTTGCAATGGTCGAATTTGCTTATGACCAAACAGGCTCAAAAAGAGGCCAAAGATCAACAAAAGCAACAAGCGGCAATGCAGCAGCAGCAAATGGATCATGAGCACGATCTTCAACGTCAGCAGGTCGATGGAGACGCGGAACGTCAAAAGCAAGCAGATGCTGAGGCTGCAGTTAAAGCTGGATCCCCTATTCAACAGCTCCAGGAAACTGCGAAAGAGTATGGTGCAACGCAGGCTTCTAATATTGGGGGCACGGTGACGCGCAATCCAATAAATGTTGCTGCTGACTTAGAAAAAGAATAACTGAACAATAACAATTCTTTTGTATAAATATCTCTATTGAGGAGATCTATTTATGGCTTGGATTGTAATTGAAGGCATTGATAGGAGCTTTAAATCTTCTGCGGCCAAGTTGTACGAAGCCAAAGGTTTTAAGGTTATCCATTTTTCCGCTCCAGATAAAAAATACTACCAACCTGGTTACACTGGGCCGACATACTTTGAATCTCTCATCGAGATGATGGTTTCGCTTTCTGGTCAAGACGTAGTTTTTGACAGATCGTGGTACGGCGAGGCTTGCACATGGCCGCAGATATACGGTCGCAAATCTCTCTTAATAGAAGAAGATCTAGACGTTCTTCGCGAGTTCGAAGAACAAAATTCTGTTTCTCGAATCTTAATGGTTGACCCAGATGTAGAGGCTCATTGGAAGCGCTGCGTAGACAATAAAGAACCGTTGACGCGATCGCAGTTTAATTCTGCCCAACAGCTCTATGGAATTATGGCAGATAGGCACGGTTTTGAAATCAAAACAATGCATGATTTCGTGCAACCCACACAAAAGGTAGAAGAAATGCAACCACAGCAAACTGAACCCAAGGTTCAAGTAGAAGAACCTACAAATGTTCTTAAAATCGACACACCAATTAAGCTTACGCCTGAACAGCTTAAACTGCAACAAGCCAACGCCATAAATGACGTTTTATCCTCTCGAGTAGTAAAGAAAAAGGGCGCAGAATACGATCAAATTGAATCCCGCATCAGGGAGTTCCTTAATTCAGAGTTGGCTAAAATTTTGGGAACAAACGCTCAGCAACCAGCGCTTCCATTCACTAATGAAGAAGTTACGCTGCTCAAAGCATTGGCAAATCGGGTAAAAGATAAACGCGCTTAACAAATACGGAGACAATTAATGAAAATCGCAGAATCAAACAAAAAACGCAGTAAATCCGCTATAATTCGTGTAGCTGAATTAGAGCGCGAAGTGGCTAATTTGGCCCTTGCTGTGAGAGTGTCTCAAACACTACTTAAGCAATTCATGGAGCAATTGCGCCCCATGCAAGACGATTTGACTCGTTTTTACGCTGCACTAAACGATGTACAGTACAAAAACACTGCTCTTATCTCTTCTGTTCCGGGTGTGTCACGCGAAAACGTGGCAACCCTTGCCGACCAACTGAAACTAGCCGATTGGCAAGAATCGTCTGATAAAGACGACGCCGTACGCGATCTGGTTCCCGCAGATCAGGTTACCTCAGAAAATGATGTAATCGTGATTACCTCTACGACGCCAGACGAGCCTGAAGATCGTGGCATCTTCCGTTCTAAATCAGTACTCAAAGACATTGCCAACCAAGACATCGCGACTGGTTTTTTAAATCAGCCAGTTGGCTCAACGCTTGAGACCACTATCAACGGCGCCCGACATGTTGTTCAGCTGTTGGCTGTTCGTGTTCAGAAGCCAGCAGCAACCACTGCTGAGTAATATCATACTGATTTCGGCTCCAGCTTAAACCTGGAGCCGATTTTTATTTTGTCCAGAGTATAACAAGCAAGACTAAACCTCTTGCGAGAGCTCAATGAGCGATCTTAACGACAGATTTAAGTCTAGGTGTCCACGCAAACTTGGCCAAATAACCAAGGAGTGGTGTCCTTTAGCTGTCTTAAGACTTAAGACACTTAGGGCTTCTAAGAAGGAGCTATCTGAGGAAGAGGAAGCCAACCTTCCAGGTTGCGCATGGGCAATCGATGATCAAATGTCCGGTTACTGTTGGTTCGCCTATGAGGCACGCAACATGCCTGAAACACCTTCAACCGACGTAGACATCGCAGCAATGCTTCACGTATCCACCGATACCGTAAAGAAAACCGCTGAAAGAGCAATAAATAAAATACAGAACTGTCGCGCGATCAAAGAAATCCGCGAATCATTTGCCGATGAACCGGTCGTGGACTCGGGTTTTTCGTTGGACGATGAAACCGCTTACTGCGAATAGTAGTGTAATTCGCTAATGGTTAACTGCCTGATTTGGTATAATAAATCTGGCTGTTTAGCTATTGAGGAGTGGGATGAGAGCATGGAACGCGGTGGATATTCCGCCTGGAACTAAGTTTGGTCTTCTTACTGTAATAGAAGAAGTTGGATCCTTTACTAGGAATAGGAAGTTTAAATGTGTATGTGATTGTGGAAAAGAACATCACACTTCTTACGCGTGTCTAAGGTACGGTAAGACAAAATCTTGCGGTTGTTTAAAGCTAGCATTAACTAAAGATCGACACGATAAGACACGGGGCAAGCCAATAGTGGGCCTTATGAACGGCTCCTGGAAAGTCGTGTCCTATTCTGGACGATCATATAACTGTAAGTGTCAGATTTGTGACAAAGAGAAGACATTTAACGAGTCTTCATTTAAGTGTGGTGGTATCGTTTCTTGCTGCCTACCAGTCAAACGAAACAAGGTCTACATTAAAAGAGCCATTAGATCATGCATAGGTATGGCGATAGGTAAGAAATATAAGAAAACCCGAAAGTCAGAAGAGATGCTTGGTAAATCCATACCAGATGTGATTGCTTATATAGAATCACTATGGAAACCTGGCATGAACTGGGAAAATAAAGGCACGCGAGATGGTCTGGGGTGGGATGTCGATCATATTTGTCCGTGCTCGCAAGCTCAAAATGAAGAAGAACTTATAAAACTTCAACATTATACGAACCTTAGACCAATGTGGTCAATAGAAAATAGAATAAAATGCGACCAACGAACGCCTGAAAGTGAGAAGATGTGTAGGATTCTTTTAGGTCGTGAATGGATAGATATACCAAAGTGGTAGAATCTAATGGATAAGGAGTGTTTATGGCAAC